TATTCACATCGCCAATGTAAGTCGCCTGAGTAGCGATGTTTGTATCTGCAACCTGGTGTTCAACTCCATCGAACCAGAATGACATCAAAGCAGCAGTGGTAGTTGCGATATTGATCTTAAACAAATGGAATGGTAAAATGGTAGCGTAGTCTTTCGGAAAACGGACTTCGAACTGGTCATCGACAGATTTCGATTCCAGTACAATATAGCGGGTGTCAGGAAAAAGCTCTGTATCACCACCGCCATCAGCAGCAGTGAATAGGGTTCCGGCAGTAAGTGACATAATTCCGATAGTGGTCGTTGACGTAGCAAATGCCTGTACAAACAAACTCACGGTTGCGTCAGCATTGATCAGGTTGACATTCAAAATAGCAGTATTAGCATTAAGAGTAACCGTAGTGGCTGTTCCGGCTGAATCGGTCAATGTGATCGCTTCATCAGTATCATTTGCAAGTGTCACGATATAAAGCCTGTAAGCGTCTACAATGCCGGCTTCCCGTTGTCCGAGTCCGGTATCGTTGGTGATGTCCGTGATAATCATGTCTTCCATGGTGAGCTTATCGGTATCTGTCAACTCTCCACCCGAAGGTGTCATAATTGCAGCGATATCGCTACCATAGTAACGTGATTTCCCGTAAAGGTCATCGTTCTTCACACCAGGCTTTTTGACCTTCTTGATAATTTCCAGACCATAATCGTAATTACAGTCCTCGCATGGTGATGGTGCGCTGATAGATACCAGCACTCCTTTTTTGATGCCGTCATTCGTCTTTGACAGTGATACTGTATTTAATGTAGAAGAAGTATATGGAATTGCTATCCCATGCTTCTTAAACAACAGCATTTTCTCGCTTGTTACACCATCGGTATAAACTCCGAGATCGGCTACTGTCAATTCATTGATAAGAATCGGCTTGTCTTTGTAAGTTAAATTTCCTCCTAAACTCATGGTTTTAAAGTTAAAGGGTTTGTATTTTACTATTGATTACCTTGTGCGTTGATCATCTCCTCGTTGAGAAATGACTTGTATCTCGGATCGCCTTTGCGTTCCAAATATTCTCTAATCGACTGATCAACTATTTCTTTGTTCTGTGATGGACTAAATTCCGGGTTAATATTATCACCAGCCGTAGCAGAATAAACAATTTTCTTGGGATACCTGATATATTCCAGACGAAGCTGCGAGTGACTTAATGTACTCCCGATCAGAATGATCGATGTACCACGTTTCTCGTAATACAACCGATCATTCGACGGAATACGATAGGATCTTTCCATGTTCACTGCCCGTTGGTCTGAACGCATTATCCTGGCTCTTTCCCAATCATCATCAGCGTCAATACGGAATAAGGCATTTAAGCCATGCATGTACAGGGGATAATCCCCGTCCATAAGCATACCCGTTGACTCTCCATCATAACTGGTTGGTATAGGGAACACATAAGCTGTAGTAGATGAAATAATAGGATAACTTGATGTATCTTCATCTACTGCCCCTGAAGAACCGGTATCAATTCTCAAGATATCTAAATCATCAATTCTCTTTTGGGAGAACTCCACCAGGGGGAGTTTATTCTTTGCCCACTGAACAGCACTGTGGTTGATAAGCCTGTTGAACACTGCCGGGATGACAGTGTTCTGGCTTGTTTGCCTGATGCCATCAAGAAAGCTCATATAAGCATCCTCTGATGTAATGATGAATTCGTTGCTCATTATACTAAGCTGTTAGATATTATTTACTCTCAATTTGTTTTGCCCATTTTGTGACAAGTTCAGCTTTCTTTGGATCACGCAGATATTCACGTACACTCTCAATCGTAGTCCCGATGAAATCACCCTTGTAATAAAAGTCAAGTCCGTTCTTACGTTCAATAATGTTGTGTTTTACCAGCTTGGCTGCAAATACAATCTCTTCGACCTCCTTCTTTCCGAACATCAGAATCACATCCGGGAACTTCCGACAAGCATCAATGATATGCGATTTCATCTGAAGTTCAGACAAAATTGCAGGGTCAAGATTGTAACCAGGGGCGTACATGTTAAGAAGCAAGATTACGTCACCATAACGTCCAGAGGGCGTCTTGTCACGCATAAGGTTCTCGGCTTCATAACATTTGTCATTTTCGATCAACTGAAATTCTGCCTCTTTCTCCTTATCTTCGATATAGAAATAGTGGGTTCCTCTCTTGTATGATCGCTTATCCTTGGCTACTTCGGCCTGAAGTTCAAAGAAATCAAATTCGGCATGGTCTTTCGGAATATCAAAAACCCTGTTGCCTTTATCATCCTCATCATACGAAAGGGTAAATGTCCTTCCGTGTTTCAGGGGATAATGGTTGTCAGGATTGATGATAAACGGTCTGTCACTGCCCAGTTCGGTCTTCTCTGATTTTATCAGGGCCGTCTTGCCTGTCATCTTTTCATAGGACAAGTCCTGTCCGGTCATGAATTCTCCGGTAGTCTGATTGAATGATACAGCAAATGGGTACACGTTTTGGCGGTACCTTTTTTCTAAGGCTATGATCCTTACTTTTCTCTCTACTCTCATTTTCTTTTATCTTTTATCTGTTAATATTAAGCTGCATAGGGCATGAACAGGCGGTAAATGTTTGTCCGGCTGATAATACCTGATTGCCACAAGAAATGACGGCTCTCACCATCGACACTGGAAGCCATTGATCCGCCTTTGTTGATCCCGGATACGGAACCTTTGGCGGGTGGACGCAGTTGAACAAGTTCAACCATGTTGTCACCGGACTCTGTTTTTCCCAGTGGGATAATCAGTCCGTCCCATGACCCTTTGGCTTCTCCGTTGGACATATATTTTGTCGGGCGTGCAACAGAGTCGAACCAACGATACCTTACAGGGATGATGCGAACACCCATCCACTCAAAGTAAGAGTAATCCATGTTGATCCCTTTTTCTGATCCGTCTCCGACAACATTGTTGTTCTGGGTTTCATAACCTTCGTCCTTGAACATTTTGAAAAGTCCAGCAATGTTTGAGAATCCACCGGCAATAACAGCTTCTTTCTTGCCATCATGTCCGGCACGTACATCGATGTCACGCATCAGGCTTTCCAGGTACTTCATTGTCCATCCCTTGTGAGTCATAGGACGGTCAATAGCACCATCTCCACCATAGAGCAATCCATCCCCCATCATGATCTCACGACCTTTCTTATCATGGAGAAATACGTTTCCATCAATGGTTACGGTTCCTTTACCGAATACGAGCTGGTACTCATGATATTGAGAGGCACGTTTGTACATGGTACGTTCTGCCTGTTCAATATATGTGGTCTTTGCCATTCCTTTTGAATTCTGGAAGGCATACCAGTCTTTCGATGTCTTCATGGCCTGTGCGGTTCCGGAGAATGACATTTTGATACGCTGAAGGTTCAGATAAGCGTGTCCCCAACCATCAAATGTATATTTCTCTGAACCGGTTTCCGAGAAGTCATGCTCGTAAGCGGTCATTCCGACACCAGCTTCGTTGTTTTCGGCCAGAAGGTCTGTGTCAACGTAGTCTTCGATCTCACGGGTGACGAGTTTTACCTCGTAACGCCATACACCGTCAACCTCTACCGGCTCCTCCCAATCGTAAATGTAAAGCTGTGTCTTGTTGTCATCAAGTTCGATTACCTCTTTTGGCCTTGCCCAGTTGGAATCGAGATAGATGTAGAAGGGTGTTCCCTTGTATCCCGGCTGTGTTGAATACGAAGCGGAAGAAAAGGTCAGGCCACTGGCATTTGCAGCGAAACGCAATTTTCTCATGTTCGTTGACGCAATCGGGTACATGATGTGGTTTGATCCCACTGTACGGAAACTCTGGTTAAATGTACCTTCACGGAGACCTTTTGTAAAGTATCCCCTTGAAGCAAGGATGGCTGAAATGGGAGAAGCGTCTTCTTCCCTGTAAACCTGCCATACTCTTGATAGAATATCTGGATTGTTTACAGCAGCAGACATCAATGAGTAACTGGTGATGCTTTCACCGGCTACATCAGGTGGTTGTCCTGGTAATAGTCTCATTTGTCTTTGTTTTAAAAGTTATGCAAAATCTTGGTCACTCTTCACCGGAGTCGGTGAAGACCCTGGTTTCTCTTTCTTGTTCAAATTCGTTTTGTCGAGAATGTTTTGCTTATAATCTTCTTTAAAGTTGGACAAAAATCCTGCAACTTCTTTGTCTTTGAACACAAGTTGATGTGCTAATAAGGCTTCAAATACGTTTTGGTCTTTTGATAGCCAGTGATTAATTAATGGTTGTCCCTGTTCGGGTTCAATATTGCTTAATGCAAGAAAATCCTTTTTGAAAGTAGTACGAAACTCATCCGAGATCGGTATGCCACCGGCATCTTTCATTTCATCGATCTGAACGAGTGTTTTATTAACAAGAGTTTCACGTTCCTGATTGTATTCAGGAAGTTTTTCAAGAAATTCCTGTTTCCTGGCAGCATTTTGTTGTTCCGCTATTTTTGTCTGGTTGGCAGTCATCTGCTCTTTGGCCTGTTGCCACTCCATTTTCTTTTTAGCGGGAGTCATATCGTTTAATGATTGTTCGATCTCTTCATCGGTAATAAGCCGTTCCCCTTTGTCATCTTTCTGGTTGCTCCATAGCTTTCTCAATCCGGCATTTTCATCCAGGTTCATGATCTCCTGGGCCTCTGCATGGTTTCTTAGGTACGCCTGTTTGTCTTCAGCCTCGTTGTATCCTTTGAGAAAAGGATCTGTCACTTCAGGTTCTTTAACGCCTTTTGCAACTTCTTCGTTGTAATACTGTAATTCTGTTTTTCCTTCTTCCAGTTCCCCTTTGATTATTGCTTCCGGTATTGTTCCGCCAGCAGCCTTAAATTCATCCCAAAATGGATTGTACGATGGCTTCTCACCACCGGCATCTTTTTTGGCTTTTTCGGCTGCTGCTTTTGTAGCAGCATCGTCTTCACCGCCACCACCGGCACCGGCACCATCGTCTCCTTCTCCCTGTCCTGGTGGCATATTCTGCCTTCCAGCCATATCATCCTGTTCCTGGTTCTGCTCTGATCCGGGTGCTTCGTAGTTTTCTCCGGCTAAATCAGCCTGTACTTCAGCAGCGATCTCTTCGGCACTACGGCCCTGATCTTGCTGTGCTGTGCTGTGTTCTGTGTTCTCGTTTGTCATGATTCTCTTTTTTCTGATTATTATTACAAATTTACTACATATAATATGTAAAAGTCAATATTATTTTTCAGGTTTCTCCAATTTAGCGCATTTCCGTTGGTTTAAAAGGCACTCATTTTTAATTCTTTTTCTTCCCTGTTTTATCACAATCCTCTTTAAATCATCAGTCAATATTATTTTTCCTTCTATAATATCCATGAGATACTCAAGATATTTATAATCGATATCCACGATAAATTATTTATCTGACACATGTTCCTTTACCATTTTACGTGCCTTCTTATCCTCAACTTTATTCTTTTTGTCTGCACTGTCTTTATCAAATGTCATCTGAATCGCATCAAGTTCGAGTTGAAGCATACGGATCTTTTCATCTACCGTTGCATGTTTATCATTCATTGCCAATACGCCCTGCTCTGACATAGACTCATTGTTGAGTTCATAAAGTTTGAGCAGCTTCTCCTGTTCAAGCTTACGGTCTTCGAAATCCTGTTTCACTCCGTCAACGTACTTCTCGTATTCCAGTTTTGCCCCTTCAAACTGAAGTTTCATCTTCTCTACATTCTCTTTCTGCTTCTCTACCATCATCAGCATTTCCGCTTTCATCTGCTCGGCTTCCTGAGTGATCTGTTTTTGCTTTTCAAGAGTAGCGTTTTCTGCCTGGATGCGAAGTTCTTCAGCCTTCTCGGAATAATATTGACTCATCTTTTCCAGTTCCTTCAAACTCTCGACATTGTACATCGAGACAAAATTATGGAACGGGATCAGGCCTTTCTGGTAATTGGCAAGGGCCAGCTGTTTCAATTCGTTGAGATTAGATTCTTCTTTGGCATTATTGAATACAATGATCTCGAAGTCTGCAAGGTTCAAGACTCCACCGGGAATCCTCACGATCTCATTCCCCCCGTCAGGATCGACTATCTGAAGAATGGCTTCCTTGTCGAAGCAATACGTCTTGGCAAGGTGCAACAGGGCTGTAAGAGCCTGCCTTTCGATCTCATCATGCCGTGCAAACAGTATCTCCGTTATCAACAATGTACTCTGTTGAGACATCTCGAATGTGCCTACCTGATCGGAATTCACCGTCTGCCCCATGGCCTGTCTGGTGATCCCCATGACAAGTCCTATCTGGGCATCGATACTTTCGAGTATTCGATCAAAGTATTGTATTGAATTTGAAAGTGAAAGATCAAGAACCTGGAACTGGTTAAACGTTGGTTGTGAATGTCCCACTCCCGTCTTTCGGGATTCTATCTCTACATTACCTATCTTCTTCTGATATTCGAACTCGTCATCGTCGATGTCATCAGGTTTTTGAAGGATGTCCATCAGAAGGGTCTTTGTCCCCGAGACAGCCAGCATAAGGTCACGGTGATAAAAAACGATATCATAAGTCTCCTGAAGCTCTTTCGTTGACCATACAAGGGAATAAGGCTGGTTTGTCAGACTGTTGAATGTAGGGCCGATGATAGGAAGAGGGACGTTTGAAAGGTTATCGATTGAACGTGGCTGTACAGGGTCTTTCTCGCTGATAAAAATCTGGTCATTGATGATAACGCCTTTGTACCGGTCATAAACATATCTCACTTCGTAGCGTTCCCCTTTATTCGGATTGTACGACTTGACTTCCGACTCCTTATACATGATATTCTTATCCTCCTTGTTCTTCCACATCCGCTTGGAGTTATTGTACGAATAGTCGGTTGAACGGATAACTTCTTCATTGTCGATGAAGTTAGTGAAGAATTTCCCTTTTCGGTAAGGGTTTGGCTTTTGGATTGCCCTGATGGTACGTTCACATAACCACCATACACGCTTAACGGAGATTCCTTCTCCTGTCATCGGACTCGTACCCGATGGAAGTGCGTCAGGATGAAAGATCGCACCGTCTGTCTCGGTTGGAATGAACACCCCGTCCTGGACATTCATTGAGACATCGTAGTTCTTGAGATTGAGTTTATCTTCATTGGACAAGCGGTGCCCCCAGTTAGACATTACGTTGCTGTAAGTCATCTTCTCTTCAAAACCGGCCCAATCAAGGTTCTGTACCCACTGGACTCCTTCTACGTTTGGATAAAATACTTTTTGTGGCGGGATGTGCTTGTATATCGGCTTGCGATCACCGATGACATAATCTACGTAATAATATTCCCTTCCCGTGACGCAGAAGTTAATGAAATTCTGAAGTGACTCGAGCTGAAGCTGCATCTCACGCCTGTAAGAACGCATGGCCTTTTGTGCGAGTTCTTCAACATGATCCTTATCTTCATAGGAGAAATACCGTTTTAGTTTATCAACCTCTTTTTGATTAAATACCTGTATCTCCTTGATGGCATCCTTGATGTATTCGATCTCCGCATTGATCTGTGGTAACGCTGCCTGTGCCTGTTGCATCATAGCAGCCTCTTCTTCGTTCTTGGGTTCCTGGCTCAAGGAGTTTACGATCTCCTGTTGTTTTTGCTCGAGCATCTGGATACGGCCAACGTATTCGAAGAAATTCTTTTTGTATTTTGCGAGATTCTTCTCTACAAGTGTTTTTGCCTGGCTCTTGATCTTGCGTTCAAGGCTCTTGTTGTCAACAGCAGAGATACTGAACAGAAATGCCCTTCGTGCCTGTCTTGATGTAAGCCATTCGATGTATGGCCGTTGCTTTGGGATATGCTTTACCTTTGCCGGTAGCTCATATCCACCGTATTTTCGAAGATAGTCGAACTGGGTTTTATCTATCTGATTATTATAAAGCTCCCAACATACTCTATCATTCGCTTTGGGGACTGTATTTGCATAAGCAGCAATCTCCTTGAGAATTCGTTTACGCCCTGTTTCCGTTTTGGAAAGCGTATTTAAGTCAACATTCATGACGTTGAATAAATTTGAGTTAATACTCCGTTCACTTGCTTAAACCCTCTTAATTTCTTTCTTGGTTTTTTCTTCTTCTGGGAAGATATAATCCCCAGTTTGTCATTCTCTGCTGATACAATGCATAGCATATCCGCAATCGTGATATCGCAATTATAATTCGGGTCAATTTTATATTGCGCCCACGCATGAAGCCTTTCAGTCCATTTGCATCGTCTTACATTATCTTCATCCGATGCCCAGTCCCGAAGCATCTTTAGTCCATAAGGAACAAGATTCTTCGGAAAACCGAATTTATTGCTTACATTGGATTTCTCTACCATATTGGCGATAACCAAATCAGGTCTCTCTTTCAGGTATCCCGCAAGGCCGTTATCTTCATACCATTGGAAAATAAGCAGATTTGAATATTCGATCAGGTTATATGCACCGAAATAGACAGCCATCTGTGCCGTCTTTTCGTATGCTACCTCCCTTCCACCCTGTGCCACTGCCGGCCTGTCAAGGTATAATCCTACAAATTCATTCGATACTACGTTCTCTTCGAAGGGTTTCGTATAGTTATAGGTCTTGTAAACAGAACAGGCAAGTTTTGAACTCGATGTCTTTGCTTCATCCTGGTCATATGAATCTGTACCCTCGCAATAAAGTCCGGGGATAGGTTCGTCAAGTTCGTTTTTCTCCGGGTGTTCAAAGATAAGTATGTCACCGTTCTTTTCATCCGGCTCCCAATCACATCCCAACATTGGTTGTTTCTTGTTCTTCCAGTGAAGGAATCCACGTTCAAGAACTTGGTGCTTTTTGTTCTTTACTATCCGTGACCGTGTTTCGTTGCACCAGGAAGTAATCACATCACCGAAGAATCCACCGCCCTGAAGGTCGAACATATCTTCAAGGTAGATCGGCTTGGATGCCTTGGCGATAAGCTGCTCGTGTTTCTCTTTTTTAGCAATGTCCTCTTTAATTTTTTTGATAGACTCTTCTTTCAGGGAATTCCCGTCTTCATCGACGAGTTCAAACTTCCATGCCGGGATGAAATACCCTGTCATACGATTATTGTCGGGTTCTCTTGAGAAAAGGTCTTCAAATTCAAGGATATTAAAGGACTTTGGATTATATATCATCCTTTCAATATCAAATACGCCATCCGCCATTTCACCGGAAGTACCGATATAGTCAATGTATCCGAGCTTACGCCCACCGGCTTCGAGTGAAGGCTTGACAAACTCCGCTATCTCGGTACAGAGCTTTTCTTTCATGATACCGATCTCTTCCAACTTGGTGCTGAATGGAGTAAGGCCACTTAATACCTGTTTGTTGTTGTTGGCGGTACGGGAATGAACTTCTGCACCGGTATACTCTGTAATAAGCATGTCTGCTTTATCAACGGCAAGTTCTTTGTAGAATTGGGTGTTGTACATTGACTTGAGTCCACGCTTGAGCATTTTCATCGTATTCTCATTATAGATGTCCTCTCCGCCTACGATGGCAAGTTGAACGTCATCATAAAAGAACAATGCGATAGCAAGGTCACATG